GCTGGGCGCGCTTCCGTCCAGCGTCATGTTCATAGCGCAACCCGGCGTTGGTGACTGGAAGCCAACAATGATCGGCAGAATCGTCGGCGGCGCGTAGAAAATCGCAGAGTAAGAATAAGACAGAAACGTGGGCGGCCCCATCTGATATGGATCGGCGCACGTATTCGATCCTCCGCTGAAGTTGGCCGAGAGCGTTGTATCGGCTGTTAGATTGAACGAGCCGCAGGTCGTGCTCGTGCTTCCATTGCAAGACGCGGCGCTGCCCGTCGCCGTCCAGTTCACGAAGGTTGAGCCGTCTGTTCCGGCCGCGATACAGGTGACCGGCGTATTTACCGGCTGGCTGCCCGTCGCGCAATTGGTGCCGGAGAGCGAACCCGGTGCGCCTGTAGTGCCCGTCGTAACGCTGAAACTTGCGCCCGGTGCCGCTGGAAGCGTGACCGAAGTGATGCCTGAATAGTCTGACCAGGTGCCGCCATACGACCCCGTCCATTGCAGCAAGACCACATAGTTGTAGAGGCCGCTGTACACCAGGCCGTTGTTGTCGTAGTAGGGACCGCCCGAAGTCGATGTTTCTGCAAAGTTCTGAGTGAGCGCTGTCCAGGTGTTTTCGCTGCCCAGGGACCCCGAGGGAATCGCCCCGGCCGTGCCCCAAAGCGTCGGCAGCGTTCCCGCGCCGCAATTTCCGCCCATGCAGCGGAGCACAGCTGCAACGCATGGGCCTGATGTCTCGGTTGCAGGCGAACCGCTGGTCGTCACCGTCGCAGCACATGCTGCCTCCGTCCAATTCAGCGCGATGCAGGGGTACCCTGTCGAAGTCGAGCAATTTTCCGGGGGCTGCGCTAACACGGAAGCGGCTAGCCCTAGACTGAAAACAAAAATGAGGGCCTTCTTCATTCAGTCCTTATGGCGCCCACTCCGATTCCAATGGTCGCGAGCGTTGCGTCGGCTGTACCCGGCCCATCGATTTCGGCGTAATCTCCGTCAGCAAAAGAGCCTCCGCTGCCCGCCACTGCCGCTACAGTGCCCGAGGCGCTGAAGGTAAAGGTGCAGAGGGTCGTGGCAGATCCGAGCGGGCCGCCCGCGTGCTTGACCAGGCTGAATGCAGCCGTTCCCGTTGCCGCTACCATTGCGCCGCCATAGCTTCCTGTGCAGGAGAGCGGGATGGTAAACGCCGCTGCGATCGGGACAAATGCCAGGATCTGCCCATTGGGGGGAACCCCGGCGTAACTTGCCGCTATCGCAGTTTTCAAGCCGATGCAGTCGGTAGTTGTCAGCTTTCCGCCCGCGCCATTCGGGCAAACCGGCAAGGTGCCAGTCCCCAGCGATTTAACGATTTGGTCATTGACCGCCGAGCCCACAGTGGAAGGCACTGGGGCTGACGTCGTGTGGTTGTAAAACCCGCGTCCCGCGCCGGGTTCAAGCTGCGCGCGCCAGATGTAGTAGGTGCTAGGGGCGCTTGAAGAGTTAGGGGCTATAGCAATGCCGCCGTTATTTAAGGAGGTCGGGACGTAGGTTGCCGTGCAAAGCTTCCATGAAGTTGTCAATGTGCAAGTTGGATAAATCGGGGCGGTGGTATAGCCAAAGATGTTTTCCCCGCCTGCCACTCCCCTCGCCCAGAAGCTGAAGGTATAAGTTTTGCCGGCAGTCAGAGCCGGGCTAATAGTTTGAAACTGGCCGCTGGCAGCGGGCGGGCTAGTACAAAGAGTTGATGGCTGCACTACCTTCAATGCTGTATTACCACCGAGCGGATCGGTCACATCGGTCGTGTTCGCTGTGAGGACTTGAGGGTAGGTGGCGCATCCCTGCGTCCATGTTGTGCCCAGACTGGCGGAATCAAACTCCGAGTATTCGATAAGATTGGCGGTTTCGCCCAGAACTCCGGCGGCATCGTTGTAGAGCGAGTTTCCCTGTATATTCCCGCCGACCGCCAAGCCGCCCGCGATGGTGCTCGGCACTGCCGGATTTACCGTGTTGATGGCCTGAAAAGATGGGGGGCCTCCGCAGGGGATAGTATTTTGAATCGTGTTGTATGTATCGACAAGGAAGTTGCCGTTGCAAATGCTCGTGGTTGGCTGAAAACCTGTGAAAGTGGAATCGGTCAGGCCTGCGGCGGCTTGGAGAAGACTGTTTTCTATCAGGATATTGGCAACCCCGGTAGAATATGTCGTCGTGAACATCGTGCCTGCGCCGCCCCCTAAACCCCCGCCTGAAGCGCCGCCTGTGAATATGACAGAACGGAATTCCGTGTTCTCCACGTAAGTTGCGGTGGGAGTCTGCTGGGTGTTGAACTTGACTAAGCTGGTTGCCGAAGTGCCGTCTCCGTTGTTCTCGAAATGGACGTTGTCAAAGACATTCTTGGCGACAGTGATTCCGTCTGACCCTCCAGCCGTGGTGATTCCGCCCAAACAAAGTGTGTATCTTCCATGATTTGACTGTACGAGTCCGGTGAAGCGATTGCCCCCTGATCCTCCGTTGATAGTGATAGCGCAACCGTCCGCGCCAACATTGTCGCCAATCTTCAAATCCAATTCGTTATTATTTGTCGCGCCATCTAGCCATACGCCGTTTCTGTTTTCTTCCATCGTTACACTGATTAAATGGCTGTCTTCGATGAAATTCATGTAGAGAGGAAAGGTGTTGGCCGACTGAAATTTATTTATAACCGCACCGTCGATAAGCACGCTCTGCCCGCTGATGAGCTGCACTCCGCTTCCGGTCGATCCCGTGCCATCCATCTTGAGGTTGCGCCAGGTGAAGACGCCGCGCGGCGACGCAGTGAGATCGACCTTCAGGCAATAGCCGCTCGTATTGGTGGCGGTGATCAGGCCGAGCTGGTCGATGATAAAGGACGCCTGGCCCGTCGTGAACGTGGCCCCGGATCCCGTGCAGGTATAGGGCTGGAGCAGGATTGCGCAGGTTTTTGCCCCGGTAGACGAGCACGCGTTATAGGCTTCCTGCAGCCCGCCCGTTCTCGATCCCGTCGCAAAGTCGACGGCCACCCACTGCCGCCCTTTTACATTCACCTTCAGGTATATCGGCGTAAGAATCAGGCCTGCCGTGACCAGAAACAACCCCAGCACGACGAGAAGGCGACGCCCTCGAAGTCCCCGCATGAAGACTCTCCCCTTATACAGCTGTTCAGTTCAGTGAGCGGCTACTTCTTGCCGTAGAGCATCTCGGCCGCGCGGCCGAGCAGGTCTGCGTCGAGTCCATCAATCTGCAGGTCGGTGATCTGCAGGTCCATCGACCGCTCGCTTTCGCCGCCCTGCGTCTGGTTTTCGCTGATACGCGACACCGTAGCCTTGGCCACGATCGTCACCACGGTCTCCACCGTCGGCAGCGTCTTCACGCCCAGCTTTTCGAGCGAGTCATCGTCGAGCGTGATGCAGAGGCCCCAGGGATACTTCGGAGCATCTGCGACCGAAGGCTCGGTGTACTCCTTGGCTTCCTCGGCACTCTGCTGCATGTTGATCAGGCTTGGCATGTTTTCCTCTCTTCTCTTAGGGCCACCATTGGAGGTCGCCCCAGCCCAGGGAACCGAATGCCGGGTACCCTTTGGGTGGGGCGGGGTGCGCTGGGGTGACTAGCCGTCCACCGTCATTTGCGTCTCAGGAAGCAGGCGGGGCAGGTAAAATCTTTCCTGCCGGAATCTGATTCAGGATGTCGTACACGGCTTGAAGGATGGCCTGTGCACTTGCCGGTTCGCCCGGAATACCGGCGGCTTTCGAGTAATCCTGATATGCAGCTTCAAATGCGGCCATAGCGACCGCCATCTTTTGCGCGCCCGAAAGATTGGGGTTGGCTACGGCCGTCTCGGTGACTACTTCGGCCCCTGCTACGGAGTGGAAAGCTGCGGTGATCAGGGCGACCACTTTCGCCGGAATGAACACTGACTCTGCGATCTGCACTGCCGGGATATCTTGAATCTTCTCGGCGACGCCAAAGGCCACTTTGAATCCGTGGCCGATGCTCTTCATTACTGACTTAAAGCCCATAAGGTCTCCTTCACTCTGGGTTGAGGGTTGCGGTTAAACTTCTCCTGCGGTGCGGACTTCACTGGGGCAGAGTAGCTGCACGAATTTGCGTAGCCGTGGGCGCGTTTAGTGAATTCATGACCGCGTCGGCCTTGGCTACGGTGCCGGCCGGGCTGCTCGAGTGGGAATACTTGAAAACGATCGTGGCCAGAATGACCAGGTTAGTACCCACGGTGGGGTGGGCCTTGAAGAAGCTCAGCACCAGATCGCGCACCTGCTGGTCGGTAGTGATAAGTCCAGATAGAGCGACACCGGCCAGGGCAATGCTGTGCGCTGTCCAGTTTTTCGATCTGAGCCACGCGACGAGTAGCTGCATCTTAGTGTTCCCCTTTTTACGCTTCGGTTGGTCCCGGCTCTGTTTGAGAAATCTGCGCATATCTTGAAACCATGGCCTCCAGCGTGCGGCCACCCTGGCCATAGGAATTCCCTGGAAAAGAAGCCCAGAGGTTTGCGCACTTCGCGATGGCGCCGTGGATGTCGCCCAGTTGAATCAGAGGCAGCGCTCCACGTTCCGCGATCATCTTGAGCGCCACCGAGTCCTGCGAAGCGGGAGAAAAATCCGTCAGACGCAGTTGCGTTTTATAGAATCGCCAAATCCGCACCAGGATCTGATAGCGACCCGCTGCTGTCGAAACCAATGGCAGGGGACCTTTCCTTACCGTCACATTTCCGCCAGCCTCGAAGGGGTGCCGCGCATAGTCGGTAAAGACGGACGGGCCGTCGACCCCGGTGACGATCACGTCGTAGCCATCGTTCCGAGTGAGAGGGCTTGAGCTGGTGCCCTCGCTCCACGCAACCAGATCGAGAAAGGCCTGCTGTTTCGGCGTCATGCCAGCTCCATCGCTCGGCCCAAGCTGCAAATGATCCCGGCAGCGAGCGGGTTGCGTAGCGGTGAGCCCACTGAGCCGCATCCCGCTCGTTTGGATTTACCGGATCCGATCAACGTTTCGCGCGCATTTCCCAGATCCATATGCCTAGCGCTTTACTCATATCGTCGAGGATGGCCTGCACTTCGATAGTCGAAGGCAGGCGCCGCGGCCAGCTTGCTTCCGCCTCATCCAGCAGCTCCTGCATGGCCTGGCCCACCGCCGCCTTGATCACGGTCGCGCAATACTCAGGCGAGATCTGCCGACCCAGCACGCAGATCACGCGCTGCTGAAGCTTGAGCAGCTCATCCAATGTGAGCGAGTCCACATCCCGTTTCATCAATGACCAGCCCTCAGGATCAGCTGCACGATCCCTACGACCAGGCCGCCAGCCACTGCGACGACGGTGATGGTGTTACCGATCTCGCGAACCAGCCCGAACGCTCCCCCTCTGCGGTCGTTGCGGGTGTTCAGCTTTTTGATTTCGTCGGTGTGCTCCTGGTTCTGCTTGCGAAGCTCCGCGAACTGCTCATCCTCACGCCTGCGATCTGAATCGCGCCGCAGCTCCGTATCGCGCTGTTCCTGATAGAGCCGCTGCACGGCGCCGCGCATGCCAGTCTCAGTCCCGCTCTTCAGGTCGCCATAGAACGCAGTTTTCAGATCGCCTATGTCGTCCGCGATGCTTTTCATTACCGCAAGTTCTGAAGTATGAGCCTGTACGATGGCCGCCAGTTGATGCGACCGGTCCCGCATCTCCCGGTTGGTGTCTTCGAGCTTTTCTTCCAGCTTCTGTACATCGGAGATCGAGTCGCACATGGGCCTTTGGTCCTGAACATCAGCGGTGATTGCGTCCTGGATTGCGTTCAACGTTCACCCAACGAAGAATGCTGAGCACCGCCCCGATAATCAGCAGCCCAGCGCCGGTCGCAGCCGCGGTAACCATCGCAACACATATCCAGATGGGCCAGTCTTGTACAGACAAAGTACACTCCTAAAACTCACGCTTCCACCGGGGTCCCCGGCGACAGGTCCACGTCGCTGGGGTGGTTAACGATCCGAACCGGAAGACGATTGACCTCGTCCATCCCGACCAGGTAGCCGCTCAACTGATAGCCACGGCCGTCTCCATACATCAGCAGCTGCAGGATCTTCGTATCGCTCGCGCTCGAGTCACGCATCACCTGCCGGCATTCCTCGACGTCGCCTACCGAAAGCGCCGGGTAGTACGCTGGATGAAGATGCCACCATCCAACCTGGTCCGACATGAACGCAGTTCGCTGCGGGTAGTCCACCTGCATCTGGCGCAACATATCGTCGCCGTCGAGAAGACAGGTGCTCCGGAACGAGTGAGAGTTGCCGCCCATCACGTACGCGCGCTCGATGACTAACCGCGTCCACTCATCAGGCCCCGCCCCTTCAAAGTGGAAGGTAACCGCGCCCTGCACCTCGTGGCGGCTTCGCATATACGGCTCGCACCAATCGACGATCTTTGCGTACTCGGCGAGCGTAATGCGGATCGGCTCATTGATGTCCACGTAGTCGTCGAAGCGCTTCCCGAAGCCTTTGGCGTGCGCAGCGAGCTCGTCGACGGTAAGTCTGGTTACGACCGCCACCCTACAGTGGTCTCCCGGCCAGCTCCGCACGAACAAAACAATCCTTCGCTTCGAGCAGTTTGCGCAGCCCGGCAGACTTCTCTGCTCCGTCAGGCAGTTCAGAATCCATTTGCTGCGCGAGGTCTGCAATCGGCTTTGAGACCTTTTGCAGCTTCTCGGGAAGATGTGAGTACTCAAAAAATCTCATGATCGGACTTGCCATTTACTGCACCTCCGTCGCCGCTGGCGACTGATATCCGCTGAACATGTTCATGACGTCACTGCCCTGGCCACCTGCGGAGCCGGCCGCGCCTTGGGCCTGCCCGAAGTTCTTTGCCGCTTCACTCACCTGCTGCGCGGCGGCCAGCTTCTGCTGCGCGGCCTGCGCCTGCGCTCGCGTCTGCCGGATCAATGCCACCTGGTCATTGGCGAGAATCAATTTAGGATCGATGCCCAAAGAGTCTGAATAGACATCGGCCCAGGAGTCGGAGTCGAACTTGTCGAGGACCTCGGGTTTCATCTGTGCCACCGCGCCCAGCGAGCCCACAAAGCGGTCGACGCTGTTGGTGCCGATCGCGCGCTGCGCCTGCGCCAGCATGGAGATGAACTCGACGGCCAGATCCATTCCGGCCAGCTCCTGCGGCGCCGGCGGGACCGCGCCCATCTCCACCATGTGCGTGAAGGTCGATTCGATCAGCGGAAACAAGAGCTCGTTGTTCAGCCGCTCCAGCACCGGGCCCATCATCAGCATCTTCTCTTCGTGCCGCTCCGCAACTTCGGTCGCCGTCATCTGCGGATTGGTCGAATTCGCGAGCATCAGGAAGATGTCCGAGAAAAAGCTTTCCCGGATCCGCTCGCGCACATCTTGGATATCCTGCAGCAGCTCGCCGAGTTCGAGCTCCACCTTGAAGGCTGTCTCGATCTTGGCGCTGCCGCCTGCGGGCACAAACGAGATGCCGCCCGGCAGCCGCTCCACGTCGCGATTCTTCATGGAGTCGGGCACCTGCAGTGGCGGATTAGTCAGGTAATCGATGCCCTGAGATTTGCGGAGCTGCTCGTGCTGCAGTTGCTTGATATCGCCCAGCGCTTCCATGCCTGGCGAGTTGCCGTAAATATCGCCGCCGGCCACCGCCCAGCGCGGCACCACGGCAGGGAACTGCTTGAAGCCGCCCTCGCGCAAACACGTCTGAGTGTCGCCGGAAAGCTCGAAGTAGTAGCTTCCCCACTCCATGTTGCGCGCATCGCGCTTGGAGGGATCGCGATCGCTACGCGGCTCGATGGCGTGCACAATCGGAACCCACGCGCCCAGCTGCCCGGTGCTGTACATCGACTGCACCGTGGAGGAGCAATTGTCGATACCGAACTCCTTGACGGTCGCAGCCACCGTCTTCTCAAACTCGCGGTAGAGCGTAGTTACGCGCCCCTGCCAGTCCATGTCGATCGCATACTCGCCGATGGTCAGCGGGTAGTGATGGATCACGGTATTGAAGTCCGGCAGCACGATCGAGGCAGCCGTGCCGAATGCGCCCATCTCCTCATACACCTGATGCAGCGCGCGATAAGTGTTGGATTTCTGAAACACGGCGTGCATGCGCTCCGCCACGTCGTTCAGCCACAGCTTCACCGCCTGCGCATTGTTCAGATCCGGATCATGCGTCCCCAGCCGAAACCACGGACGCGCCGGCGAGGTCGCTCCGGCCATCAGTCCCGCGCCCAGGGTTTTGAGAGAGCGGATCCCGGTGTTGTCGTAGATCTGATTGCCGCGGCGCTGGCCCTTGTCGCGGTCCTGGCGAAAGAAGCGGCCGCCCCAGGGGATCACATAGTTCGAGACCTCCTGCCAGTGAGACCACCAGCTGGAGCGCTCGGTCTTCATCTGTCCCCAGCGCATCAACAGCTTTTGCCGCATCGTTGTAAAGTTTTCAGCCATTCGCTAGCCCCAGTCCTCGTCGCAATACCGACTCGCGCGGCCCACACGCACCCAGCGCTTACCCCAGAAATAGCCAGCGACTTTCGCCCATCGACCGCCGCAGAGGCGCCTGTACCACTGGAATCCACTCAGCATCATCAGCTCCCCAGCAGCGTGCTCTTGCCCAGGTTTAGGCCGCTCGTATCCACACCCGTCGGCCCGGTGAGCATGGTGCTCGACAGGCCCGAGTTGCCCATCTGCGCAGCCCGCGCCAGAATCGAGGCCACATTCGGCGTTTTCTGGTTGGCGGCGTTCTGCGCCACTTCGCTCTTGCGCTCGGTCGAGAGCGCGTTGGCTTCGGCCGTCTGCTGCGCCTGCGTCTGTTTCGCAAGCGCCTTCTTCTGCGCGCCCTGCTGCCGCCCACCGGCGTAGATGCTGTAGGCGGTCCCACCCACCGCGGCTCCAGCGCCTACGAGCGCCGCAATCGATCCCAGGCTGATTGCTCCAGACATTGTCTATTCCTCCTGCGACGAGAACAGCCGCATCTGCACTAGAGAGTGCCCAGCCTGACGAACCGCATAACGGCTCGTGATCACCTTTTCGCCATCTTCAAGCTCAACCAGCACAGAGTTTCGCCCGCCGCGCACAAGCACACGGCAGCACATTCCCTTGCGATCACGCTCGCCCATCCGCGAATGCCAGAACCAGACGCAGTCAAACACGCCTACTCCTCCGTGATGAGAACCGTATTCGCGTCCTGCCGCCGGCTGAGCAGCCGATCGGCGTCATCGGTGAACTCGCGCTCCGCCTCTTCGACCGTCCTGGCCTGCGTCGGAAACAGCATCGTGATGATCACCGGCGAGTAGGAAACAAACACCTGCTTGCGCCCCGCGCTCGCTGGGATCACGTTGTACCCTTCGAGCTTCAGCCATTCCCTACCAACCAGCACCGCTGCGGATCCGGTAACGATCACCAGGGTCGCGCGCTTGATCAGCGCCCCAGTCAGCACCATCTCTTTCGGCATCGCAATGGTCCGTGCGTACATCCCCGCATGGATTACGTGCTCGGTCGGCACGTCCACCGGCTCGTGGCCGATGAGCTGGTCTTCGAACGCACTGAGCGCTTCGACCATCTCCGACGTGGTCGCCGGCAGCGTCGTGATCGGGATTAAGAGAGAGTTCATGCCATTTCCTGCTCGCGCTGCAGGCGATCCAACTCCGCCGCGATGAGGGCTCCAGCTTTAACTAAGTTGCCGATGGGGTCAGTGGTTGGCTTCCAGTAATCTGAATCCCACGGCCACCATTCCTGAACAAAGTCCCGCTTATCTAAAGCCTTGATCTTTCCGTCCACAGCCTGCAGCGCGTAGCACATCGCAGCCGCGGGCATTTCGCCCATCGTGTGCTCGTCGTCATGCTCAGATGTGTAGCCCTCGACAGCGATTTGCCGCTGACGTTCAGCCGCGATAAGTTCAATTCCACTCATACCAGCCTCTTGCAGAAAACGTGGTTCGTATTCGCGTATTCATCCGCGCACAGAAACAGCAGCCTCGCCATGCGGCTATTCAGCGGCGCCGTGTAGAAAAACGCCGTGCATCCCGCGGCCCTTGCATAATCCTCGATGGCCCTCATCAGCTCCGCGCCCGAGTGCGACCCGCGCTCCACAAACAGGCTCTCCGTGGTCGCACAACTTAGTCCGTAGTGCGGCACAACAGATGCGATTACCATCGCAAAGCCGCAAAGCATTCCACCTTCATACGCGGCAAAGCACTGTCCCAGCCCGCTCGCTTCGAGGCTTTCGTAAAGGTCCCGCCGCGGGGCAGGTTTGCCGATCAGCGCATTGCCGCATTCCGCCGCGTACTCCGCGATCAGCTCCTCGCAACGCGGGTCGTCGAACAGCTCCGCCACGCGGCATTGCTGAATCTCAGCCATCACTTCATTCCCATGTTCGCGTACGGGTCATACTCATCGAGCGGCCTCGAGCTTGATCTTTGACCCCTGACCCCTGACCCCTCGCGCTTTGGCGTGTCCGGCAATGCAAACGTCAGCGCCAGCGCATCGGCCAGGTCCGGCGAACGTCCCAGCCGCTTCTTCACCTGGTCCTTCGCCTCGATCTGAAACTTACCCTTCGAAAAGAAATAGGTCGGCGTGGTCAGCTCAGGAATCATCTCCGGGATATTCGGCAGGCAGCTGGTCTTCACCCACTCCGCCATCTCCATCCACATCTGCGCGCGCATGTTTACGTAACGCGGGTTCCCGCTCGGTCCGTCGAACTGAATCGCATACACCGGCCTGCCTGCAGCCCTCAGCACGTCCACCGCCCCATGCGCCCAACCCACCGTATCGTCGAAGAATGCTTCGTCGGCTCCCAAATCGTTCATCATGCCCATGGTGCGGTTGGCAATATCGACGCTCACCGCGGTGCCTCTCGCATGCCGCATCACCGCCGGCTGAAACCCCGCCAGGCCCTGGCGCGGGAAGTGCACCGTGCGATCATCCCCGAAGCGCGCCACATCCACGCCCAGCCGCTTCACCGCCCATTCGTAGCTGCCCGCCACCGGCGAACGCTTCATCGCCGCTTCCACTTCCTCCACACTCAGCAGGGCATTGATCGAGCCCGGCGGAAACTGCCCCAGCACGTAGGCCATCACCCAAGGGTTCTCGCGTCCGTAGGTTTCGATCTGCTGCCGGGCCCATTCGATCTCGACGCGCGGCGAGCGCTTGGGATCGTCCGGATCGGCGGTGATGGAGATTACCTCAAACTTACCTTCCTCGTGCGTTCCCCTCAGGCGCGTCGAGACCTCGTACAGCAGGCCCGCCTGCGAGGTTGTATTACCCGCCGTAAGGATCAGCCCGTCTTCGCAACCCGACAAACCCTGTTCCGCAGACCGCAGCAGGTTCGGCGGAATGTCGCCACTTTCGTCAATCAAATAAAACGGAAACCGCGAGTGCAGCCCCGAGAGCGTGCGCCCGATGGTTTCAAGGTCTGCGGTCTTCGGCCAGCTGGTCGCCGACAGAAACCAGGTCTCCGCATGGTCCCGCGCGAAGATCCGGTTCGCGGTCCACTCAAATGCCCGCGTCAGAAACGGGCTGGCATTCCGCCAGCGCGCCATCTCCGCCCACAGATTCCGATGCAGGTTGTCGGCGGTAATCGACACCGCGATCCCTTTCGGATGCTCATGCGGCGCCGCGAAGCATGCCAGCCTGTGCCATCCCGCCCAGGCCAGCTCCGCCGTCTTGCCCGGTCCGGCGCAGGCTTTCAGAGCTAGACGCTTGCGCCCCGGCCGCCCCAGGATCGCCAGTCCATCGGCCTGCCACAGATCCGGCTCCGCCCCAAAGCAATCGCGCACAAACTTCAGCGGGTCCGCGCGCCACTCCCTAAGCCGCCTGCTCGCCTCCGTTGTCTTTGCCATCTCTCACCGGGTCCATGCCACACACCAGCTGCTCCAGGGTTACACGTCCGTCGTGCTCGATGCGGTCGGTAAACAGCTTGAGGTACCGCCCAAGCCGTTCGAGGTTCTGCCCCTTATCCGCCATCTTGACCTTCTTGGTGCAGGTCGTGATCACCGCCTTCGCGTCGATCGTCTCCTCAACCTCGAGCGATGCGACCGCGGCACGCGTTACATCGTCGAGTTGATGGATAGGCCTCATCCTGCCGTACTCGTCGAAGAGCTTGCCTGGATCAAAGTACGCCAGCTTCGCCAGCTCGCCGAGCACTCGCTCCGCTGTGATCTCGAGCTTGGCCGCCATCTGCGCCTGGCGCTCCGCGATCACCGCCGCGATCCTGCGCGTCTTCAGCCAGCGCGACGCGGTGACACTCGCGCTCTTCTCCGCAACCCCAGCGGCAAGCGCCGCACGCGTGCCGTTGCTGTCGACCAGGTACTCCGCGATAAACATCGCCTGCTTCGGCGTAAAACGGGATTCAGCCATAACCTCAGCTCACCTTCAGGCGCTGAACCAACTCCTCGAGCTCAGCTAGTCGCAACGCCTTCTTTGCCAGCACCAGGGACTTCCTTCGTCGATAAATCCGCGATGCCGCCGCGTGGCACTCTTTGCAATCGCGCTGTCCAGGCCTACACGGGTTTAGACACTCCGCAGTCGAACACGACGTTTTCTGATTTTGTGTCACGTGGAACATTTCTCGTTACCCCTGCGGTCACAGTTCAAGTCCAACTCGCCCTGCACACCCCGCGCTGCCTCGAGCTCTTCGCTGCGCTCCGCCCGAGCCTCGGCACGCGGAACCTTCAGCCCGCCATCGCGTTGCGGAATGGTTTCGAGCAGCGCGCGCCGGATCGACTCTTCCACCCAGCCCGCATCCCGCTCCCACGCCTCAGCCAGGCGCGCGATCGACATCCCGCCCGCAAACTGCATCGCCACCACTTCCCTGGCTGCAGCGTCTGAATCGTCCGATGCCATTAGGTGAGCCTAGTGAGGAGCGCTCCAGAAAATATGATTGCCACCGCCCAGCAGCCAGGTGAGCAACCCAACCCAAAACATCACCATGCCGATGGCAGAGACTTTCACCGCCTCAGGCTTCGCCAGCAGGTACATGAGCAGGCCGACAAGACACACAAGCAAACTGATACCGATTGTCATACGCGTTTCCTCCTCACACTCTTCTTCGGCGCCGGCGGATACACCCGCACCGCCCGATCTCCAAACACAGCCTGACCCTTCTCGTCCGTAACCGCGTCGCCATGCTGGTCACGCTTCACGCTCGCCGGATACGGCCACTGCCTAACTTTTTCAATCGCCCGCTCCGTTGCGTCCTCGGGCGGCAGAATCTTTCGCTCGTCAAACCGCGCATGCCGCCTGAGCCGCTTCCACTCCGACATCCCGATGGTGTGCGAACGCCCATACAGCCCCGCGTTGCGCCTCACTTCCGACAGTGTGATGGTTACAGCGACCAGCCGTTCGGTCAGCACCTGGTGCAGCGTTTTCTTTTCTACGGGCTTCAAGCTCTGCACGCCGGCCAGTTCGCCGTTCTCGTACCAGATCTCACGCCACTTA